GTATTATGTATTCAATGGTGTAAGTGTCGGTGGAGATACACAGGTTGATCTTTACCCTATACCTGACGCTGCCTACACTATTTACTTTAACGTAGTTATGCGTTCACAGCCTTTGGTTAATGATGCGGATACTTTACGTATACCACATTTACCTGTACAAGCCTTAGCCTATGCAATGGCACTTGAGGAACGTGGTGAAGATGGTGGTATGTCGGCAGTATCAGCTAAGGCTTTAGCTAGTAACTATCTTTCTGATGCTATTGCACTGGACGCAGACAAGCACCCTGAGGAACTGATCTGGGAGGCTTGTTAATCATGGGAAAGCAACTAATGTCCTCTTCCATTGCAGCACCAGCGTTCTTCGGGTTAAACACTCAAGAGTCTGGTGTTACTTTGCAAGAAGGTTTTGCACTACAAGCAGACAACTGTATTATTGATAAGTATGGTCGCCTAGGCTCACGTAAGGGTTGGCAGACCTTAAGCACAAGCAAAGATTCATCGGCAGGTGCTAACGCTAATGTAAACTTAAAAGGTGTGTCAAACTTTAAAGACCTTGATGGTACTGACATTATGTTGTCTTTTAGTAGTGATAAGTTTTATAGAGACACAACAAACTTACTTACTCTAACGCCTAGTACCACAGACACAATAGCAGCAGGTAACTGGCAGACAGCTACACTAAACGACCATCATTACTTTTTTCAAAGAAGTTATCTACCACTGGTGTACACTAATGATGGGAGTGCTAACACTTTCCAATCGGTACTCACACACTCAGGTAGAGCAGGAACACCTCCTAGTGCCCACACAGTATTAGCAGCATACGGGCGTTTATGGGCTGCGGATACAGCAACTAATAAAACTACAGTTTACTTTACTGATGTACTTGATGGTACTAAATGGACGGGCGGTACTTCTGGTACATTAGATATATCATCTGTACTTACGCAGGGCATGGACGAGATTGTAGCCTTAGGTGCCCACAATGGTAACTTGTTTATATTCTGTAAAGATAACATTATTGTATACAGTGATGGTGATAACTTTCAAGCTGGAATGACTACTGCAAGTTTAACATTAGTAGAAGTTATTGAAGGTGTTGGTTGTATTGCTAGAGACTCAGTACAGAATACAGGTGAGGACATACTGTTCTTAAGTAACACAGGTATACGTTCATTAAATCGTACAGTACAAGAAAAGTCTCAACCTATGCGAGACATATCTAAGAACATACGTGATGATGTTATACAGGCAATACGAGCAGAAAACATTGATTTAATTAAGTCAGTCTACTCACCAACTAACGCTTTCTACCTAATAACTTTTCCTACGTCACAACAGACCTTTTGCTTTGACACAAGAACAACTTTAGAAGATGGAAGCTACAGAGCTACAATATGGCCCTCAGTGTCACCAAAAGGATTCTTGTCTAAAGGCTCTGACTTATTCTTTGCAGAGTCTAATGGAGTAGCTAAGTACACAGGCTATCAGGATAATGGTGCTAAATATGAAATGGCTTATTATAGTAATTTCTTTGATTTGGGCATGGCTAACGTCACTAAGATAGTAAAGAAACTATCAGCTACCACAGTAGGTGCTACAGGTCAAACCTTTGCACTTAAAATTGGTTATGATTACAGTCCAGTATACTATGGTTACACATTTACTTTAGACACTGGTACTGTGTTTGAGTATGGTATAACTGAATATGGGATAGGTAAATACTCAGGTTCAGTATTAATAGATGAACAAAAAGCATCAACACAAGGCTCAGGTGACATTATACAGATAGGATTCACTACTGATATAAATGGTACGCCTATGTCATTACAGAAGATTTCAATTTATGCCAAACAAGGTAAGGTACTTTAACTATGTCTAATTACACTAAAGCAACTAACTTTGCATCAAAGGACGCTTTACCTACAGGTAACTCACTTAAGACTGTAAGTGGTACTGAGATTGATGATGAGTTTTCAAGCATACAAACGTCCATAGGCACTAAGGCTAACTTAAGTGCCCCCACTTTCACAGGCATACCAGTAGCACCTACAGCCACAGCAGCAACTAACAGTACACAGATAGCTACCACAGCGTTCACACAAGCCGCTATAGTCGCTGGTATTACAGCCAAGGCACCTATAGCAGCACCTACGTTCACAGGCGTCCCTGCGGCTCCTACGGCTGCTGTAGGGACTGATACTACTCAGATAGCTACTACAGCCTTTGTAAAAGCAGCAGCCCCTACAGCAGCCTCTATTAACGCTGTAGCTTACCCTATAGGTTCTGTGTACACTGCTATAGTAGCTACTAACCCTGCAACCTTACTAGGCGTAGGTACTTGGGTATCCTTTGCTTCTGGTCGTGTATTAGTTGGTATTAATGCAAGTGACACTAACTTTGATACTTCACAAGAGACAGGTAACTTAGCAACAGGTACGGGAGGTGCAGGTCAGCCTTACATTGTTGTTTACTTTTGGAAAAGGACAGCGTAATGCCTGATATAGATGATGGGTATGGAAATGCTGATACTATAAGTAACGCTGACTCTTACACAGTAAATGGGGGTAACCCAAACACTCAAGGAAACACCTACGCTAACGCACCTAGTCTATTTACTAAAAGCGATACTGGTGCGTATTATCCCGACTCTGTACCTGATACATTATTTAAAGGCCTAGGTAGTGGTCTTACTGGCGGTCTTACAGATTTACTTTTAGGAAAGCTAGGCGATAAGATAGGAAAAGATAGTTACTTAGGTGGTTTGTTAGATGCTTATATTAATTTTGACCCTGTAGGTGACTTTGCTGAACAGACTCAGTTTGGTATGAATAAAGAGGCAATGTTAGAATATAAACTACAGGAATCCTCAAACCCTGATTGGGCTACTATGTCTGAGACTGATCGGGTAGCAATGGCTCGTAGTCCTCAACTTACCAACCAATTAACTTATGCTTTTATAGCGGGTGGTCAAGGTAATTTAACTCAAGCACAGTTAGATAGTATACGCCCAGAAGGTTACTCTGATGAACAGTGGGATGGTTTGTCTAAGCAGATGAAATCTCAACTAGCCCAAAGTGGTAGTAGTGATAATGATTCTAATAGTGGTGGTAGTGCCTCAGATAGTGCCTCTAACAACTCTGGTATACTTTCATCTTTAGGTGTAGGTACTGCGGCTGATTCCTCAGAAGTATTAGCTAATCTAATGAATGGAAACTCTAATTTAAGTAATGGTGCAAACATGGCAAATACAATAAGTGATGCTGGCTGGTTAAGCCAACAATATCAAAATGAATTTAACAGAGGCGAGATGGATGAGGCAGGTGAAGCATACTGGCTCAACGAATTATCTACAGGCGCTAAAGACAGGGAGCGTGTACTTGCTGACTTAAGGTATAGCCAAGAAGGTCAAGGGTACACAACTCAAGCAGAAGCAGATAAATTTGCTGCCCAATCTGCCGAAGGTAGTAATGCTAACTTTTTAAACACTCAGTACAACCAACAGTTTGGTAGAAATGTGGGTCAGGAAGGTCTTGACTATTATGAAAATCAATTAGCTACGGGTGCTAAAACAAGAGAGCAGATAATTGCTGAGTTAGGTGCAAGTACCGAAGGTATAGGAAACATAACAGCAGCAGAAGCAGCGGCAGACCCTACGTTAATTGCCTCAGCTAGTCGTATGGATGAAATTGCTAATCCTTTTGATAATATACAGTCGCAATTAGCACAGTATGTAGCTCAAGGTGGTGATGGTGACATTAAAAAAACTGGAAACTTAAGTTCAATACAAGCATTATTAGATCAATTTAAATCAGAAAGTGGTGGCGCAGCAATACCTAATGGTACAGGTGCAAATACTGGTAACTTCAAACCAGTTACTTTCCGTTCTGGTACTGGTGGTGCTGCTTTAACACCCTCAGGTTCAGCTACACAGTTATCAGAGCCTTACGCCAGTATAAGTGACATGGTGGGCCAAGGTCAAGGTTTGTTTGGTCAAGCCTCTACTCTAGCCCAACAAGCACCAGATCAGTTTAATTATAACTTCAACCCCGAAGGTCGTGCTACAGAGTTATTTAATCAACGTAGTAAGTTACTTGAGCCAGCCTTTGCACAGCAAAACGCTAGGGCTAGAGAGGGTATGTTTGGTCAAGGACGTTTAGGTCTTAGGTTGTCTGGTGAGGGCTTAGGTGCTGGTATGGGCAGTCAGATGATGCAGCCTGACGCTTTAGGTGTTAGTAACGCACAATCACAAGCCTTAGCTGGTCTAGCAGCACAGTCTACCAATGACGCCTATGGTCAACAGATGCAACAGGCTGGTCTCGACTTGAATCAGTTTAACACTAATCAAATGACTAACCAACAGCAATACGCTAATCTTATGGGTACTGGTGCAGGTATGTTCTCAGGTGGTTTACAGGCACCAGCACTTGAAGCTCAGTTAGCTGGCGCACCTCTACAGACAGAAGCTTTACGCCAGAACTACCAGTTAGGTTTGTTAGGTCAAGAGACTGCACGTATGACAGGACAAGCGGCTTTAAATACGTCTAACTATCAACCTAACCCTTGGATAACAGGTCTTACTGGAGTAGGTACAGCATACGCTGGTACTGCTGGCGGTGGTAAAGCTATAAATGACGCTGGTGGTTGGTTATGGGACGCAATCACTGGTTCATAAGCTAAACTTTAAGACTACATACACTTAAAAGACACAGGAAAGATAACATGGCAACTCAAGGTTTATTTACACAAGGCCCGTCTGTTGACGATTTGTTAGAGCAACGTAACAAACGTGCTACAGATTTACAACAGACATTAATGGCTAATGCTGGAAAGAGGGCACGTGACCCTGCTAAAGCACAAGCCATAAGTTTCTTAGGTTCAACATTAGGTCGTGCCTTAGGTAATGCTTCTGGTGGTGAAGATACTATATTAGCTGAACGAAGGGCTGATATAGCACAACAAGAAGAAATGCAAACTAAGTTTGGTAATGAATACACAGGTAAAAACCCAGAGACTCAACTAAAGTTAGCTAATGAACTAATTCAAATGGGCTATGTAGAGTCAGGTACACAGTTGTTTGATATAGCACAGGCAGGTTTTACTAAACAAAAAGAAGATAAAGCTGCGTCAGACTTAAAGATTAAAGAACAAGCACGTAGAGAGCAGTTAGAAACGACAGCTAGAAAACTAAATCTACCTTCTCTTGCTGATGATTTAAGATCAGGTAGTGATATGAATGATGCTGCTGCAATCATAGCAGAGAAAGAAAAAGTTACTATGCTTGCAGGAGGCAATCGTAAGACACGTGCGCAAATGGCAAGAAATTATGGTAAAAGCCCTGAGTATATAAAAGAAGTTTTAGCAGGTAAGCATGACGATGTTTCTGATGAAATGTTTATTAAAACCTTAGAAGGAAAAGAAGCTAACTTAGTAAACTATAAAAATTCTAACGGGGGTATTCAACTATATCGTGTAGATAGTGAAGGTAAGGTTTGGAATAACCCTACTCAATCTTGGGTCTACCCTAGTGAATTAGGTCTAAGTGCTGCACCTAAGCAAACACAAGAAATAATTCCTATGTTAGATACAATAACAAATGCTTTGTTAGGCGCAGAAGTAAAGAATTATGGCGAGTTAAATACAAAAGCCTACCAAGCCGTTGATGGTATTTACATAAACGATCAATCTATGGACATTTTTGATAAGGGTATCATATTAGGGAAGTTTGGTGAAATGCGTTTACAGATTGCCAAAGGTTTAGAAGCATTAGGAATGTCAAGCGAAGAAGCAAAGGAAGTGACCGCTAATACTCAAGCGTATTTAGCGTATCGTGGTAACGCTGTGGCTAATATAATTCAAGCCTTTGGTGCTGGTACAGGTTTATCTGATCAGGACAGAAAGTATGCAACAGCAATGGCAGGTGGTGAAATTGAAATGTCTCCACTAGCTGTAAAGAAAATCTTAGAGATTGAGCGTAAGATGTATGTTGAGACAATCAGAGACAATAACAAGGTAGTTGATAAATTAATTAGTCGTATTAAAGGTACTGATGAACAAAAGAAAAAAATGGCCTTATCCTATTACATTGCAGAACCTGCTGAACGTAAAACCACAGATACACGAAAAGCATTAGTTAATAAATGGTTAACACTTGCATCACAACAACTAAGCACTCAACAATTAGGGGCTAACTAATGTCGTATAAACAAAGCGTACTTACTGCTTTAAGGGCAGCACAGGCTGCTGGGGCACCTGATGAGGATATTGACGCTCTTCTTGCAGAGTTAGAAGAACTACAAGCTACAGAACAAACAGCGGAAGTTGAAGATCCTAGGTACACTGCTCAACAGTATGATTATGGTGAAATGCAGGACGAGGCTAGCGCAAATATTCAAAGTTCTTTTGACAATGCTGGTAAAGTTATGGACACTAACCAGCAAGAGTTTCAATCATCTATTAATGAAAAAGCTGAGGCATTAAGACCTCAGGTAGAAGCTGGTACTATGACACCAGATCAGGCAGGGTCACAAGTATTGTTAGGTTTACGTGACCCTGTTGCATCTCACTATTTACAGGATGCTAGGCCTCAGAATGTGCAAGAGTTAGCTGTTGCAAACTTAGGTGAAGCTATAATCCCTGCTGCTGGTGACGTAGCTATTGAAGGTGTTAAGATAGCTGGTAAAATTCTCAGTAATGTAACACCTGATGTTATAGAGAATCCCACAGTTAATGCTGTAATTGATATAGGTCAAGCCATAGCAGAAATACCCACAGTTCAAGAAATGATAGAACTTGCTAAAGAAAATTACCCTAAGTATTTAGCTATGGCTAAAGAATATCCTCATTACGATAGGATGATAAAGAATGTATTTAGTATAGGTTCTTTAGGTATAAACACTAAAATTGAAGCTGGTTTAGATGCTGTAGGTAGTGGCTTAAAGTCGTCAGCGGCTAAAAGCACATGGAAGAATAGAAGGGAAAATGTGTCAGATATGCTTTCCCCTATCCATCCTGAGACAAGTGACATGACTACTACTATGTCGCCTACTCGTACAGAGG